TGTCCGATTGTTTTACTGTCAATATAATATTGAATCTGTCTCGCTTCAAAAATATTTTTTGTTTCAGTATTTACAAGTATACTATGTGCTTTTCTGATTCCTACCAACTCAACAAAGTAATACCCATGTACCCATCCTTTGTTGTCTGACCTCATACCTCTAAACTTAATTTCTCTCATCTTTCTTCTCCTGTTCCTTCTTAATCTTCGCACGATACCACCTGAAATATGCGATATGTGTTGAGTATGCAGTGGTTGCCTTTATCTCTGCTAATTCTTTTTTAGTCATGATTGCCCTCCATTTTTTTGATTTTACTTTTAGCAGCCCTTAACTGACCGTTCAACTTCATAATTTTAGTTGCCATTTCTTCCTGTTGTTTCATCAATCGTTCGATAACTTCATTATCACTTGCTTTTAATACTATGCCCTCTAAGCGATTTACAAGCCCCTCAATGGATTTAATTTCTGGTGGAGTGTTAACCCCTGCATGGTATATAATTGAGTTTAACAAGGCTCTAAGCGTTGTGTTGTGGGCTATGCACCTATACTTGACTTGGTCATCACCTTTATACATCAGATTATAGTTTAGTGGAATACATTCCAAATAATACGGTTCAACTAATTTAATCATTCTTTTCATCCCTCCATGTATTATGCTTATTGCTTTTTCTGTGCTTTTTATCTTGCAAGTTTCCGAACCGTGTCTGCTTATATTCCTTTTCTTTGTCCTTTATCTTCTTACGCTCTTTACATGCTGCGATATATTCCGGCTTCTGGCAGCTATCCTGACAGGCTTCATATCTGTCATCTGTGCAGAATTTACAGGGTAGATGTATATTCCCATATCCTGATACTTTATAAACTGGATCGCCTATGTTCATTGTTATTTCCCTTCTTTCAATATCTTCATTAATTCTGGTATGGTTTTCCCTGTCTTAGTGCTTAATAATCTAAGCTTTCGTGTAAATTCATCTTCTTCAATTTCTTCTTTTAAATGTTTTTGATCTACGTAATCTAGTTCTTTGAATTTTTCTATATCATTGAGCATATCATCTTCTGTCTGAAATTCGTTTTTCATCATTCTACCTCTACAGGAAGATATATCATCGTACCTGCTTTAATATTTGCATTAATATCATTATATTCTTTAACTTCTTTTACCCAATATCGCCAGTCGCCTTCTAAATCTGATACTAAATCATACAAGGTATCACCCTGACGCACTATATACTGCTCATACTGGACTTTTACATCTTCTGTTACACTTTGCCTGCTCTCAATTTCAGCTTCAATACAGGCAACAGCTATGTACACCACACAGACCATAGCGATTAATATAACCCATGTCATTACAAACTTAACCATGTTTACTATCTTGATCTGTTTGAATTTCATTATTGCCATGTCGAACCATGACGGTTTTTTATTTTTCATCTCCATATCTCCTTTTGCAAAAATTCACTTAAACCCATTATTGTTTCTGACACTGCATCTAACAAATCAAAGAAATTATCATTTTCAAGCAGTTCTAAAAGTTCTCCTTCTAATAAAGACATCCTTATATTAGATAAGCGTGTGTCTCTATCCCTTGCATACATTTCATAGCCATATGTACACCTGTCTTTGTCGATCTCGTCAGTATCGCCTTGCCCTTTAAAAGTAAAGCTTTTATATTTAAAAACAGGATGATAATATCTATGATCGTATTCATCAATGGTAATATTTTGACCGAAAAATTCTGTCAATCTCTGTTCTTCTTCTATCATTACTGCCTTTAGTGCATCTTTTACTATATTATTAGTATCCATTTCTACCTCCAAATTTAAGGCTGCTGTTACACAGCCTGTGTTACTGTTTAGAAAGGTAATTCTTCATCTGATACATCAAATCCATCAGGCGGTGGTGCTTCTCTGTTGCTTGCACCGAATGGCGGTTTAATTTCCTGCTTGCCTTTCGGCTCTACTTTGCCTAACATATCAAGACTTCTCAATGATTGGATTTTTACCGTCTGCACCATTTCACCTTTGTCATTCTGCCATGGTTTATCATAATCAAACACACCACATGCAACCTTATTTCTTAATGATTCTTCCTGCCAATCCCATTTATACCCTTGGTTACTATTTTCTATAGCTGTCATCATACCTTTAAAATATCCTATAGTTCTATCATCGTTTTCATCGCATAGCTTGCGAATAACACAGCCCCATGTAGCAGAACCGTAATTCTGTTTTTTATAATCATATGCCTTTCTGTAATAATCTTTGAACTCACCTTCCGCAATGTCACAATTTAATTGTAACATCGGCTGCCCTGCCTTTGACTTTGTATCTATTGCCTTTAATATCTTTACCTTATGTGTTCCGGCTGTGATGCTCTTGAATCCGCCTGATGCTACCGCTTGATCATATCCCTGTGGTTTATTCATTTCTTATCCTCCGTTAATTCATAGTATTCCCTGATAGCTGTATCCACTGCCTTTAAGTCATTGTCTATTTGTACGGTATCAAACATACCCATTGGAGATTTAACGGTATCATGACCGCTGTTCTGTGTCACAAAGCTATATATGCCATCTGCAACCTGTGTTTTTAATACAATAGTGAACATACCTTCTACTGTGATTTTTTCATCAAGTAGTTTGCCAATAGTTTTGAATTTCTGGTTGCCCTCTGCATCTCGTTCAGTATGTCCTAAGAAATATACAATCTTATCATCGGCTATTTTGTTTACATACCTGACTAATTCCCAGAAGTTTTTACCTATGTCAGTGAATTTCTGATAACCTTTTTCGTTTGACCTTCTCATATACTCATTGGCCATAAGATACTGGCAATCATCAATAACTATTACCCTTCTTTTCGTAGTTGCCAACGTTTTTAGAATGGTTGCATAATCATCTGTGTTGCCTATACTGAACCCTTTTGCCTTAAATGGCAGCGGTTTTTCAGCTACATTCAATATGCCTATTTCCGATGGTTTAAAGTTCCGCATTGATGCAGACTTGCCTGTGCCTGATTCACCTAAAATCATTACTGCTAGTCCCATAATATATTCCTTTCTATCTAATTGTCATAGATGTTTTTTCGACTACCTCATAACCACTGACAGTATAGCCTTCATCAAGTTTTGTTTTGATTTTCTTTTTGCTGATATTTTCCGGTCTGAATGATATACAATCCTTATAATTATTAAGTATGTAATCATAATCAATATCTTCCGGTAACTTTACCGACTTAGTATTTCTATAATATATTGATACTTTCGGAGTTTTGAATTTCAATCCTTCAAGTGAATACATCAAATATTCTTTTATAGACTTGATCCGGTTATCAATTGCCTTTTTTCTGCTTTGTAATGTCCTTACTTCATCACCGATTGCCTTGCTATCTGCTGCCATATTCTTAATCATTAAAGCAATGTTCTCTATCTTGTCACGCTTTGCCAGTTCTAATTCTTCTAGTTCTTCAATGCCGAATACTTCGCCTGTTTCTTCGTCAATGTGTGTTTCAAAGAATGTTTCTATAGCTTGATTTAATTCATAAAGTTTCATTTATTTTCTCCCTTAATTTTTTCATAACTACTTTATTACTTTCCGCTTTCTCCATGATTTTCGATAAATAACTACCATCAACATTCTCCATTAATGTCTGAAATACAAATGCATCTCCTTCTCTATTAAATAATTCAGCTTCTGGCTCGAGTCCTTCGTTCTTACCATTTCCGATCAATTCGTTATATCCTGCATAATGGATCATTGTTCTAATTCTATATTCAAGGTCGGTCATTCCTGCAGCACATAATATCACTCTGATTTCTTCTAAATCCTCAAGAGTATTGATATCTATAATCCTGTCCATTCTAAAGCCCTCCTTTCTATTTTACTGGTTGTTGCCTTTTAATTTATCAATGTTAATATTCAAAGTTTGTGCAACTGCTTCAAGACCACCTGATAATTCAATCCAGTACGAAACCCATTTAGGTATCAAATCTTTTATTTTAAATATATTCGGGAAGTTTTCAGGGGTATAACTTTTTACCATCCCCATAGTGCCACCTGCATAATCATAGAACCATCCATCGTCATAGTAATAATTCAATCCTTTAAAGAACTCTAATTTTTCTATTTTAGCATCCTTGATACACAATAGATTTAATGCTATGTCGTTACCTAAAACACTACTTATCACTACTTTTTGTCTCTCTACTCTGTCCATTCTAATTTTCCCCCTTATATGGATCTTCCATAATCTCATGCATCATAATATCCCTGCCTGCAATACCTGATAATATTACTTGTATATCATACAGTATAGTTATCTTCATTGGTGTTCTACCGCTGATGAGATGGTTCAACGTTTTATAATTAATTTCCAATATCTTAGCCAATTCTCGTTGTGATATTTCATACCTTGCCATCATGCCTACTAATTTATTCATCCTGCCTGCCATTAAATTTTCACATCCTCTTTTAACCAATTTTCTTTTACAAACATTTCATGCGTACTGTGTGCCTCATAATATGTCATGGGTTCAAAATCGAATAGTCTCATGTCCTCATCAGTCCATACACCTTGTGGAATATGACTGGATAGTGATTCAATGTAGAACTGTCTATGTGTTTCTAACATCTCATGTGCTGATTTCATTTTGCTACCTCCTTAATCTATCATCTGTGGTAAGTATTCGCCTGTCTCACGATTGTAGTGCATCAATGTCAAAGGGATGTTATGAACGTGGCATACATTATGAACCGCAAACGCTGCCGCTGTTAACCCTGTGATATATAGCTTTAAATATCTTACTTTATGTACTGTTAAATATTCGTATGCTATTAATTCCATTGCCCTAAAATCTACCGGATTTAATTTATCAGTAAATATGTAATCTGTGATTTCCGATATCTCATGCCTACCCATGCAAAGCCCTAAGCTAAATTCATTCATCATTTTGCTCCTTTAATTTTTATATGAATATCCATATCCATGCCTAATATATTAGTTTCCCCTGTATTGAGAAAGTTCAGCATAGCATTTACTATACTACTGGATATTGAATTTTTTATTACAAGTTCAACATCATTCATATTTGCAGATTCATACCATGGATCACCACAACATTTTTCAATCTCAAGATTATTAAAATTATCAATAACCTTACTTATAAACCTTGTTTTTACGGATTGATAGTTTGTGTTTTCATATTCTGTTCTGGATGTTTTAATTCCCAGTGGCATGTCTGACCCCTCAAGTTTTATTTTCATTTTGCTACCTCCTTAAATTTTTGCTATCATCCATGTGCCTGAGTGATATAATTCATATTCTGCAAAGCCTTTCTTTTCGGTTTCTTTTAGCATTTCTAACACAAATTCATCGTAACAATTATCTGATAGAAATTCTATATCCGTACCACTCCATACCTTTTGACCATTATTGAATACTTGGACTTTCATTTTGTTACCTCCATTTATTTATTGCTTACCATTGACAATCATTAGCTATTTTTTGCATTTTTTCAACTTCACTTTTTTTAATCATGCGGACAATATCGCTTATATGTTTAAAAACTTTCTTTGTTCCATTATATGAACAATAAGCATGAACACTGCTTAAACAACCTTTTTCGCCATACCATGAAGGTACAATTTTTGGAGTTGATAAGATGGTAACTTTACCATATTTCTTATAGCCGTCAAACTCTATACCTACAAACCTATTCATTTTTTTGGGATGATGTACAAATGCTGTTGAAATTGTCATTTTTCAATACCTCCGTAATTTATTAACTACCTACATTATACACCCATTTGTAGACTTGTCAACCCATTTTGTAGATTTATTATATTATTTTGTAGACTATTTTGTAAAAGGGACAAATAAAAAAGCCCAATTAAGGGCTTTAATCATATGTTATCCGCTCCGCTATGTTGCTGCAATAATAATATTTAATTAAGTTCTGATATTTGATGTATCTGTCTTAATTTCTCTGCATGGTTTAAATTCAAAGTATTTACCTGCTCAATCATAGCTTGATTAAGTCTATTAACATTCTCTGCCTTTTCAACTTTGGCTGATGCTACTTTTAACAATAAATCCATTTCCTCAATCTGTGTGTTCAGCTTTGCAACTTCTATTGCATAGTCAATATCATCTGCTTTTATTTCTGGACCTATGTATTTAACTTTGAAATATGCACACATGCCTTGACAGATTTCCTCTGCTACTTCGTTCTGAAATGCATCATCTTTCATTAGTAATGCTTCTGCCTTGTAATCCATAAAGCCACACTCACATAGTATAGCAGGCATTTTTGTAAATTTCAAGACATAAAATCCTGATGTCTTAGTTCCTCTGTTTCTCTGCTTAGTACCTTTGACTAAA